TCAATCCTTTGACCATTGCTCAAGCCTCCGTCTCGCGACCTCGGGCGGGAGAGCGCCGATGTCGTTCTGGATTTCATCTGCGATGTCGCGCGCTTCCGCCTCACGCGCAGCCTGCTTGGCGCGTTCGGCCTTCGCGCCGGCGCGGCGTTGCTGGATGACAAGCATGAGCCCGCCGGCTGCCGCCAGCAGATACGGCCAGGCCCAGCCGATGAACGCCGTGACGAGCGCGCTCATTTCGCCCACCCGAAGCGCTTGGCCATCCAATACCAACCTTCGGCGGCAATCGGCGCGACGAAGCCGGCAGCGAGGCTGATCCACTGCGCAATCTCAGGATCGGCGATCAGGTCAGAAGCCTCGTTCTGATTGATCAGGCCGAAGTAGAGGAGCGGGAAAGTCGCGTAGCGCAGGAAGATGCGGATGATCGGTGCCATGGCTATTGGCCTCCACGGACCAGTTTCTTGAGAATGGCGATGGCGGCGGCCCAGAAGCGGCCAGTGGGCGCAGGAGCCGGCTTACGCGGCGGCGGGACCGGAACAGGCTTCGGAGCCGGTGAAGGCACTGGCGGGGCGATTGGCGGCACGGGCGACGGGTATGGCGTGTCTCTGATCTTGCGCCACTTGGCGAACGCAGCAGCCATCCGGCCATGATAGTTGTGGGTCCGATAGCCTGCGCCGTTGTAGACCCGAGCGACGGTTTCCCAATCGTGGGCCTTCAGCGCCTTGGCGATGTTCTTCGAGATGAGGAATGAGACCATCGCGTCAAGGTGGGCTTCCTCGTCCGCCATGAAAGCTGTGACCATGGCCTGCGGCGTGGCGTAGCCGGCGGCGACATGGTTCTCGCCAAGGATTTGCCCCGCGCCCCACGAGGCCGCTTTCAGAGCGGCAGTCTCGTCGATCGCCATTGCCTTGATCAGCCGGGGATAGCTGTCACTGGGGTAGGCGCCGGGCTTCCACTTCGAATAGGCGAGACGGGAATTGACCGCAGCTTGGCGCTTCGAACCGGACAGGTTGCGATAGAAGACGTGGGGCTCAAACAGCATCTTCGGTCGCCCGAGATGATCGAAGCCTGAGCCCGCCGCCTCAACATCCATGAAGGCGTGTAACTCGTCTTCGCCGACGCCGATCTTTGCGCCGATGCGAGGAATGTCGATGTCATCGAGACGCTTCGCCGCGCCCCGGAAGTTGCCAAGGGTCATGGGTTCTCCTTCCCGCGATGGCGGGTTGCTTCAGGTTGACGTAAGGGAATCGACAGACGGTTGAGCGCTGTGCTTAATCAGAGCGAGTGCAACTGATGGAGAAACACAATGAGCCCGTCGAATTTACTGGTAGCGTCGGCCGCTCTGCTCGGCCTGGTAGCTTTTTCGCAAAACGCTGTTGCTCAGGCGACCCGGACTTGGGTCTCTGGCGTCGGTGACGATGTGAACCCGTGCAGCCGCACCGCACCTTGCAAGACGTTTGCCGGCGCGATTTCAAAGACAGCTGCCGGTGGTGAGATCAATTGCCTTGACCCGGGCGGCTACGGCACTTTGACCATCACGAAATCCATCACCATCTCGTGCAAATACACGCATGGCTCCACATTGAACTCCGGTGGGATCAATGGCTTCGTCATCAACAACGCGGACGCCGGTAATCCAGTCGTCGATGTCGTCCTTCGTGGCCTCAGCATCAACGGCGCTGGAACAACGCCCGGGTTGAACGGCATTCGGTTCATCAAAGGGACATCGCTGACGGTCGAAGACGTCGATATCCAGAATTCCCGTTCCGGGAACGGTATCCACATCGAGAACACAAACAGTCACGTCCGCGTCGCGATTATCAACACCGTCATCGTCAACAACGGGAACAACGCGATCGGCGCTGGAATCCAGATCAATCCCAAAGGCAGCGGCAGCGCTGATGTGTCGATCGACAACACACAATTCCTCGGCAACTCCGTGGGCATGCGCGCAGACGCATCAGACACAACGGGCGCCATCGACGTTGTCGTCTCCGACAGCGCGGCAAAGCACAATCGCTTCCACGGATTCGTAGCCATTGGCGGCACGGGACGCGTGCGGATGATCCTCGATGACGTCGTCTCGTCGAAAAATTCTGGGGAAGGCATTCGCGTTGTCGGGCCGAACGTGGGCGTTCGCATCGGCAGATCGACGGTTAGCTATAATGGCACTGGCATCAGCGCCACGGGCGGCGGCAACATCCTCTCTTACGGCGACAACTTCATTGACGGCAACACCGTCGATGGGTTTACGCCGCCCGTCAGCGCTCAAAGGTAAATTATTCCAGCAAAGCGAACGCCGGCAGCGCCTAACCCACTGACGTGCCGATGATCCAAGGCCCTAGAGAAACCTGGGGCCTTTCATTTGGCCGGTGGGTTGAGCATAGGGGCCGGCCCCGTTGGGTGCGGGTTTGGCAGGCCAGTTCAAGCCTTGGTTAGATCACGCCGCGACGGTGCGTCGGTCAGTCAACAGCAACCGCTTCAGGCCCTTGGCCATCGGCTTTTCAATGACGAGATGCACAAGGACGCCTGCCAGAACGCCGCAGGTGACAAGGTAGGCTAGCGCAAGATCAGCAACCGGAAGTGTCTGGAGTGCTGGCCATCTCCAGAAGAGGAGCCCAAACGCTGCCATGAACGGGTAGTGTACGAGGTAGATCGAGTAGCTCGCATCACCGAGTAGCGCCCAAAGGCGACCTTTGCCGAAGACGTAGCCGTTCGCTTCCGCACAGACGAGACCGAGTACAAGGAAGAACGACGCGACGGCCCAATGCAGGTCGATCATCGGCATACTGTAGCCGTTGCGAACCGCAGACACGCCGAAAATGGCCAGCGCCACCAGCAAGTAGGCCGGCCACATCGCGGCAACATCAGTCTGGCGATACAGCCGCGACACGATCAGGCCTGCGCAGAATTCGAGGATGATCGGGTAGAAGGTCATCGCCCACCTGGCGCCGTAGACATTAGCCACCGCGAACACGACGAACAGGGAGATCAGAACCGCAATGCCCCGCGTAGACGATCCAAACACCCCCGACGCCACGATCGCTGCGAATGCGACGTAGAACATCATCTCGTATTCGAGCGTCCAGCCCGGCAGGATCACAGGCGAGCCGCCCGACGTGAAGGTCAGAGAGCGCAGAAGATGCACGGCATCAAACGAGCCTGCGTGATAGCCATAGTAGATGAAGACCACGATGGTCAGGAACCAGTATATCGGCACGATCCGCAGCAACCGCCGCTCGAAAAAATCCCAGCTGCCGCGCCAGCCGCTCGTCTCCGGCTGCAGCCCCATGACGAAACCGCTGATGACAAAGAAGATCGGTATGCCGACCGCGCCGAATATCCCCATGTTTCCAAAAGAGAACAAGACCGGCAGGTCATTGATCCCTTGCTTTGCCACGAACTTTAGGGGGAGCAAGTAATGCTGGACGACGACGAGAATCGCCGCCACTGCTCTCAATGCCTGGATGGAATGGAACGTCACGTTGCCTCGCCTGCTGTGACGTTCCTACCGAATAACGCCCACTGCGGCAATCAGGTCGCCGGCGTGTTGTGGCTGGTGCGGGCGACGTGCCAGTCAGTGCCTGCCACATGGCCAGAACCTGTGGTCAGCCGTCGCCATTCGTCAATCGACATCCCGTTGCCATCTTGCGAGGGTGCCTCGTTTTTCAACCTGTAGCCGCGCACGTAGAAGCCAGTCGAGGGCATGGCTGTGCCGCTTTCCATCGGATTCGTAATGATCTGATCATAGTCAGCAAGGGTCGGGTCACCTTGATAGACAACATGGATGTAATTGCCACCCAAAGGCACGTCACCGATGCCCTTATTGCTCGTGCTGAAACCGGTTCCGCCGAGCGGGTTGCACCAGACGATATTCTTGCTAAGGCGAACTTGAACAGTAGCATAGACCGGGATGCTGCAGTTCTTGAATGTGACGTTTGAAACCGACATGCCAGGATTGTCGAACGCGGCTATTCCCCGCGCGCTGCCGCTGCTGGAGTAGGTTCCGTCTAGGTTGGAAGTCGCACCCTCTCGATAGGGATCACAGTCAACAATCCCGCCCTCAATCGCGATATCAACGGTCTTCCCGCCAGTCGCAACGCTGATCCCACGAACAATGCAGTCAGTGATCTGATTGCCGCGAACGCGCACATTGGTGTAATCGCGGGCGCTCGTCGGCGCGGCAAATAGGATGCCGAAGGACAAATGCTCTACAATGTTTTCGCTGATTATCGCGTTCTTCAGGCCGCCCCCCGAGAAATTGATTCCGGTGTTCTGGCGAAAGGCGGCGTTTGTAACCTCTCCGTCGAAATAGACACCGCTGCGGATGGCGCGACCGTAGCCGTAATCGCTAAATTCAGCGACGGGCGGGGCGGTGCGCATGATCTTGTTCCCGCGCACGATCACGCCACTGATCGGCGCAACCGGGGTGGTCGAAACCGATGTGTTCGCGTCGACGTACGTCCAGGGATAGACCCAGGCTCCAGCCGTGATGTCGTAGAAGCCTGGAATCGTATCGTTCGTGGAAGTTGCGCCGCGCGGTCCATCCCCTGCGATCAAGATGCCGATGGCATTGTTCTGGAGCGCACCTCCTGACGTGAGGTAGAGCATATTTTCGATGGTGTTGTCGCAGACCGACACGTCATAGATCGGGTTTCGGCCCTCACTCGTATCGACATAGACGTGCACGCCGCCGCCGCTGAATCTGACAATGTTGTTCGAGACCTTTGCCTGCCGGCCTCCCAGCACTTTGATGCTGCCACCGGCACAGGTGATGATGTTGTCGGTAATGATGACACCCTCGCGAGGCCGAAGGCCCAGCGAGACCGCAGCGGACGAGGTATGAATGGAGAAGGAATCGTCGCCACAACGAAGGATCTCGTTCCCGATGCAGATTACGTTGGGAGTGTCCGTCGCTCTAATTGCCCCTGCCGCGATGTCTTGGTAGCGAGAGCCTCTGGACACAAATTTGTTGGCATATCGAACAGACATCCCGGTCGTCTTGGTCTCCAGGATTTCGGCGTCGATGAGTTCAACAGAGCTGTAGTGGTCGAGCCAGAAAGGCGTGCCGCCAGAATTTGCCTTGGACGCCCCTGCGAGCGTGCCTTGCAGCGTGAACTTTTCGAACCTGACATAGCCTTTCGCGGCGACGACCAGGTTTTCAAACAGGCGTTTGTTGGCGGCATCTGCATAGTTGTTCTGGACGTCGCCGCCCTCCCACATGAGAACCGTTGCGCCCCGCCCCTCGCCGAGTAGGGTGATATTGCCCATGCCAGGGTCGAGCGGTGCAGAATCTTTGGCAAACCAATAGACCCCGGCGGGGACAAACAGACTCCCGCCTCCTTGGGCCGAAAGTAGCGTTAATGCGCCTTGGAAAGGAGCAGTGTTGTCCGTGCCATAGTAGAGATAGGTAGACGCAGAAACGACAGCGGTAGCAGCGTTGGCGGCCAACGTGATGTCGGATGCCCCCGCGACGGCAGCAATCGTGGTGTTGAGCGTGTTCCCCGAAGCCCCTGCCTTCGGGACCGAGATCGACTTGCCAACATCGGCCGCTGTGAACGCGGCGCCGACCGCATTCAAGTTCGGCGATCCATTGGCAATGGATGCGGTGACGGCGACCTTAACGCCGTCAGCCTTGGCGAAGAAAAGCGGCGACGAGAGTTGGCCCTCGATGTTGACGAGATCCCACCATGCGCCGTCCGCCGACTGGAATTTGTTGAGGTGCGCCGGCTCCGACACCGCCCGAACGAACGAGCGCCCGCGCCCATCGCCGACCACCGCCTTCGACAGCATCGTGACGAGGTTGACCGACACCGGAATAGTTGCCGCCTGCGCATTTGCCAGCAAGTTGAACGATTGATGTGACGGCGTCCCAACCGCGCTTTCCAGCGCGTCGAGCCGGTTGCCGGCGTCAAGGGATTCCAGCGTCGTCACCCGGTCAGTCAGGTCCGAAACATCCGGCGCGTTCAGCACCGCATCCGACCCGTCGAACATTGAGATGACTTCGACGTCAGTTTCCGGTGCCGAGCCATACTGCTGCGCGTAGGGGCGCGCGTAGCGGGCATTGGCGGGAGCCGCGATCGTGACATTGCCGCCGGAGGCCCGTCCTATGACAGCATTGACCGTCACCCGGCCAGAGCCGGTGACAAGATCGGTGATGTCGTCAATCACCGTAAACGCGTCGCCGCCGGCAAGCGCGATCTTGTTCTGGTCATACCAGGCGATGGCCGTCCGCAGTGCATCGTTCGCCGGGTCGCCACTGTTGACGCGGCGACGCACGACCCAGCGGGCCGGATACTCCCGGCCAAGCTCCAGCGCCACGAGTTCCCGTTTACCGACGAGTTCGGAGCCGACAAGCCGCACAACCTGGCCGTCGCTGCCAGACTGCGTGTCTGCATCGGTCAAGGATGAAAGATTGGCCGGATCGCCGCCCGCGAGGGATTGAGTGAACGAGACCGGGAAATCGCCCGGGCGCTTTGCGTCACCATCGAACAGGCCGAGGTCGACCGCCAGTTCCGCATGCGTCGTGTCGGTCGGGTCACCCGCTCCTGCACCCGGCCGACGCGTCTTGACGGTGCCAGCCGCCATATCAGCGAGCTTGACGTTCGGAATACCATTGTCGGAAATTCCAACTGCACCCGCCTCGATGAATTCCAGCCCGGGCATAAGACCGACAGCGTGAAGCTGCGACGTGCCTGCATTGGTCCGGCCAAGCAATATGCCGGATGGAAAGTCCTGAATTCTGTTCAGCGTGACGGCCTTGGGCGCGATGTCGCCTGTGGCGACGGTATCCTTGAACGCCAGGGCGCCGAGACCCGACACTTCCGGCAAATCGCCGATCTTTGTCCACGCGCCGGACCCAGACGCCCCCGCCTTCTTGTAAATGCCGCGAAACGCGACTGTCGCATCGCCGAAGACACGTCCGATCTTGCCAGCGCTCCACGCGAGGTCAGCGAACAGCTGGGCGCGCGTTTCGTAGGACACGTCATAGCCCGCCTCGAGCGACCCCACCTTCTGATCAATCGTAGCGAATACAGCGCGAATATCAGCCTTCGGCGGCATCGACGGCGAAGAGGCGGGACCGTCGGCAAAAGCTGCGTTGGCTGCGTTACTGATAGCGCCCATGTTTCATAGCTCCATGCTTCGGTGGCCCGCGAATGCAGGCTGCCGAGTTGGTTGGTCAGATGACGATGATGTCGAGCTTCATGGCCTGAGGACCTTCGACGCCTGATCGGTTCTCGGGGATGGCGTAGTAATCCCAATCGCCCTGCGGCGCGCAGGACGGGGTTTCCTTGAACACCACTGCATTATCGATGCTTCCGGCGAACGATGCATCGCCGCGGAAGCTCAAGGTGTTGTTGCCTGACAGAGCGGTCAGCCGGTCAAGAATGCGGCCCGAAGCAGAGAGCAGCGTTCCATCAACCGCCGTTCCACCGGATATCCGCGCCTGGATGCTGCCGGCGCTTCGAACCATGGGCGACGCATGGAAGCGATACGCCGCACCAGGATCCACGATGATGGGAGGGACCGAAGTGTGATTCTGACTGATGCCTGATGCCGTTCCCGCCGCTTTGCTGGCAATTCCGGCCGCTATGGTCCAGCCCGTTCCCTTGCTCCATATCGTGTCGGACGCAAAGTCGGGGTTCACGTAGAGGTTCGTCACGGAGTCGTCGCCGTCGATATAGGCGAAGGTGGTGTTGAGCAGCGCATTGATGCGGACGGCGAAATGCGTGGCCTTGTTGAGCGCTGCTCCTGTCGGAACCCTGTAGATCGCGATCTGTGCCAGGTGAGCATCGTTCTTCGTCGTGAATGACAGCGGCGCATGGCCCAGATGCAGGGCACCGCCCGTCACCGCAAATGTCGTCAGCGCAAGCGGGGCGACGGTATCGATCGTCGTGCTCACATCGACCAGCGGCGTCGTGAATTCGCCGAGCGTTGCGTCGGTGTTCCGGTATGCCGCCTTGACCTGCAGAACTGTATCTGCCGGCACCGCCCCTGTGTTGACCAGAATGAGACCGGAAGCCGGGACGAGGTCGGGATGGTCGCTTTGGACAAACGCACCCGGCGTGCCGCCGCCGATATCCTTCACCCGCCATGCAATCACCGGCGTCAGTGTGTCATCGATTGGATCGATTAGAGCGACCTGTAGATAGACGCTGTTGCCGCTGACCTTCGCAGTGACGGAATCGATATCCGGGACGACATTCTCTTCCTGGTCCGGACGCGGCGGCACCGGTGGCGCCATCCCCTCGTCGGTCGCTGGCGTCCACGCATCGATGTCTGCAGGCATGCCGGTGACATCGATCGTGAACCCGCCCCGCAGCAAATTGAGAACCGATCGCCGGTTGGACAACAAGGCCCCGTTGAGCCGCGGCATCCGCTTTGGTGCATTCAACCTGATCCATGGCAGATAGGCCGCATTGAAGCCGGTCAGGCGGCAGTCCAGCCGTCCGCTCACCTTCGAGCGCAGCCGTTGGAATTCTCGTTTGCCGAGCCGGCGCGCCTGACGCCACTCTGTGACGTAGTCGAGTTCCATATCGCGCGACAGCGGCCGGCCGGCGATCAAGACAGCGTTGGTGTCCTCCCAAAAATCGGTGTCGGTCTCGGTATAGTCGGTCGCGGGAAAATTGAACTTCGGGACGAGCCGGTTGATCTCGTCTTCCGGCAAAACGTCGTAGTCGATGTCATGACCGACGATATCCTCGTCGGTGAGCGTCGCGCAGTATTTCTCGCGAAACTTGCCGGCGACGACGAGCAACGCGCCATCGCCCCGGTCACAGGTCCAGCCGTCCATCGAGGCAAGGATGGCGTTCCGTCCGACCTTCGGATCGAGGTCCGCAGTGCCCTGCCCGTCGCACTGGTAGCGCGGCTCCGTTCCGCCGATCGCGCGAGGGATCGGTTCATCACAGACGTCCGCTTCCTCTTTCCACATGTCGAGCACGGGAAGGATGGCTTTGCGGAAATCCCGCTTCGCGCCGAACGGGCTGAAGCACTCGTGCCAGCACAGGATCAGAGCCGGGTTGCGGCTCCACTGCCAAGTCGTCGGGTCTTCCGGATGCTGGTCCGGGTCACGGAAATCCCAGACCAGGGCAAGGTCGGCGATGGCCGATACAGCCGGCGGGCCGTAAGGATACGACTTCCTCTGGTTTTCCGGCTTCTTCGCCTTGACGCCGATCATGGCGATGGAGGCCTGTCCGTCGCCGCGATGGTTGTTCGTCCAGATGTCTTCTGCCCCCAACAGTTCGACGACCTTCGTGTAAGGAGTCTCCGGCACTGCGCCGAGCCGGGTGTAGATTCGGATACGGCCGCCGCCATAACGGTCCTTGGCCTGTGCATTGACGTAGGCGCCGTCGGTGCTGGCCGGGTCGCCGGTCAACGTCACCGGATCGTCGTGGAGCATGAACGAGTTGAACGACTTGATCGGATGACCACAGACGCCCTGCACCGAAATGATGCGACCCTTCTTGGCCTCCCAGAGCCAGAATGCTCCTGAAATTCGCGTGCGGCCGACGCCCCAAAAGCGCGGCGGGATGGCTTGCACCAGCGGCTGCCGGGCCTTGTCTGGCTTCGGCGGCTTCATCAGCAGCATCTGCAGTCCGAAGGTCAGCGCCGTGGTCGCGATCGCGGATGCGATCGACGCATAGGTGATTGTCGTGCCGAACAGAGAGATGCCGCCCGCACCGAAGATCGCTGTGAAGATCGGCGTGAAGATCGGGTCGCAGAGTTCCGGCGTATAGTGCGAAGACGTATGCGCCAGGTCGTTGAAACGGATGCAACGGGCGATCTCTTCCGTCCCGGCGTTTTCGAACAGGCCATGCGAGGCTCGCCAAACTGTTCTTTCCTTTGGCTTCAGCGCTCTGCGCAGCGCGGCGTTTATGTCGTTCATGCGATGCGCCACGCCGCGCCAGTGAACTCGAGCGCCTTGACCATCGGCCCCCGCGCCGACATCACCGCCCAGAGCGGACCGAACTTGATGCCGGGGATGTCCTTGACGACCATGCCGTCGGCGTTGAACCCGGTCATCGCGCGAACAATGCCGATATCGCCGTCGATCGGCCGCTGGACGCGCATGATCCCAAGCGCACCAAGCTTCGCGCCGACCAAGCCCTCAATCCCGCCGAAGCGATCGATGATGGCGTTCGCCTCGTCCGCCTTGGAATAGGTGTGACGCAGACCTTCGCCGGGATCGCGGCCGGTCTTCGCTGCTGCCCAGTCGGCAGTGAATAGCGTGCAATCGCACACGCCCCATTGCCACCGGTGCGGCCGGGCAAGAAAATCTTTGACGTTCATCGAATGCCTTCAGGGCCAGACGGGCGCTACGCCGCGCGCAAGGCGGGCCGTTTGATCGCAGCACCGGTCGCGAGGATTGGCGGCCTGCTCCGGTGCGGTCGGGAAGAACTCTTTCCAGAGCGCGGTTTGATGCGCTGCGGTCCACAGAGATGCTGACGGGCGGGATCGTGTGTCATTGCCGGTCACCACAGCCAGGCTGAGCGTCGTCACCGGATTTTCATCGCCCGCAACCGGAGCGCTGCCTTCCTTCGGGTGCGACGCCTTGCCGGCCCAGACCGGAATGATTTTCGATGTCGGCTGGTAGTAGTCGTCGAGCGTCGTCAGCCCGATCATCACATCCTTGCCGCGCACTGGCGGCATGGCGTCGAGCACTTCGGATGCCGTGGCCGGATCGATGCCGGAGATGCCGAACACCGCCGATCCGCTTTGCCCATTGCACAACACCTCGAGGGACGGGACGTTCAGCAGCCGGCCGCCGCCAAGATAGACCGTCCCGTCTGGATCGACGCCGTCGAAACCTGCCGGAATGTCGCTGACGCCCATCCAGATGTGCAGTGGTGGGACAGTGTCCATCCGGAAGAAGATGCCGAGCTGATGGCTTGTGCGCATGGATGCGATGACATCAGCCGGCACATAGTCAGCCGTCCACGACCCGATGAGATCGAGATAATCATCTTCCCAAGATGGCATGGCTCAGAATGCCTCGATGAATTCGAGCGTCGGGTTGGACCGCCAGAACCCCTCGACCTCGGTTGGCAGCGTGAAGCCCGTCGGGAACTTCATGACATTGCGCGGGCGCGCGAACTCGATCCGGGTGTTGATGGGAACCGCCTGACGCAGCGGGCGCGACAGCGAAAGCGTGTACGCTCGATAGGGTGTCACGACGCCACTGATCGTTTCATTCCCGGTTCCGGTGGCCTCGCTCTCCCAATAGCGGTAGGCGCGCCATCCTTTGCCCGACACAAGGCCAACATCCTCGTGATCGATCGAAAACCAGTCAGACCAGCGCAGCCCGCGCGTGGCGTTGTAGATCCGGATCGATATCTGTCCCGCACCAAGCGCCTCCGCCGCCGTAACCCGTCCCCAGACGGTCGCCTGGCTGTATCCGGCGCCATCGGAGAAGGTTGATCCATCCGAATGAGTGATGCCGGCGACGAAGGGCTGCGGCACCCCTCGCGCATTCAGCGGGAACGGTCCCACCCAATCGGTGAGGATCGGCACGTTGATGAACCGAAACGACCCGTCGAGCCGCGCCGCCAGCATGTTCGCGTATTCGTGTTCCTCCGGCGCTTGCACGAAGCACTCGACATAAGAGCACGTCAGAATGCCGCCGGCGGAGAATTCGATCGACACGCTTTCGCCCACGCCATTGCGGCCGCTATCGACCGCCGCGCCCTTGCTCTGGAACGTCGCCCGCCGCGGCTTCAGATAGTCGATCAGCAGCGTTGGCAGGTTGGTGTAGCGTCCCATCAACCGGCCTTCTGGCTCTGGTAACGGTTCTGCAGAGTGCCGAACCCGCCTTGCGCCTGGCCCTCGTGATAGATGGCGACGGCCTGCTGCGACTGAGCGCGGGCGATTGATTCAAACTCTGCCCGCGTCATCGTCGAGCCACGTGCATCAATCTGGAATACCGGCGCAAAGGTGTTCTGGTTCGCCCCGATCTTGTGGTTCGGGACGACCTGCTCGCCACCGCGGAACTTGATGATTTCCGGACCGCGCTCGCCGACCCAAGCGTAGCCGGGAGGGGCGTTGTCGGTTCCATCGGCAAAGCCGAACAGCTTCGGTAGGAAGCCGAGGATCATGCCAAGGATGCCGCCGCCACCTCCACCGCCCGAAGGGGCAGCGCCGCCGCCATAACCCAGCATTCCACCGAGCCCGCCGCCACGGCCATCCTGAAAGCCTTGGAAGTTGGACAGCCCCGTTCCAAACAGGCCGCCCAGCGGGCCGTTGGGGCTGGACAGCTTGCCGGCCATGTCGACCAGACTGCCGTCGAACGATGTCAAGCCCTTCACTGCGCCTTCCGCAGTGTTGCCGAGCTTCGCCAGCGCCGCAGCCGCCTTGTCGCCATAGCCGCCGACGCTTGTTCCCAGCACATCCCGCGCGCCCATGTTCTTCATGCCGGCTTCGCCGGCAAACCATGCTTGCGAGGCACCCCTGAAGCCGTATTTGTCGACATAGCCGCCGAATCGGTGATCGAAGATCTTGTCCTGCAGCCCGGGGTTCTTCATGAACTCGTCGGCGCCGATCCGATTGCCAAGCGCGGCTTCCGACCACGGTCCGATATTCGCTTCCATGATCTGATAACGACCGAGCGCACGGCCCATCTTCGGGTGCGTCGGGCCGATGGCCGCATAGCCGCCGCTGCCTGCGCTTTCGATCGACGCGATGGCGTCGCGGTAGGCGGACATGTTGCCCAAGGCTGGCGAACCCGCGCGCATGAAGTCGATTGTCGAGCCGACATGGCCCATCGCCGCGTTCACGTTGCTGTTGGCAGCGGTGCGCGCGCCAAAGAAGTCGCCTGCGGTCATGTTCGCAGCAAAGCCGCTGCCAGGCCGAACGCCTGTCAACCAGCTTGCGAATGCCGTGCCAAGCCGGTCGAAGATGTCATCGAGTTGCTTTTGCATCGATGACGAGAGCGACGAGAGGACGGCCTTGCCGAGCGCATCGCCCATGTCGCCTCCGTTCTCAATCATGGCCGAACGGAACGTTGAAAAGAAGCCAGTGAACATGGTCTTGGCATCAAGGAACCGCTCCATTTCGCGCATCTGGCGCGCTTCGTCGGAATCCATGCCGAGACCGGTTCCGCGAAGTCTCGACGCGATGCCCTGATCCTGCGGCGACCGAAACATCTGGTCGCGCTCAAATCTGAGGTCGCGATTGAGATTGAGACGAGCGGCGATGTCAGCAAGGCGGCCAAGCTCATCCGCCGTGTCTTTGACCCGGCGCGCTTCGTCCGGATCGATGATGCCACCACGGCGCGCCGCCTCATCCTTGAGACGGGCCATTTCCGAGAACTCGTAGTTCAGTCGAGCCGTCTCGCCTACCGTCGCGCCGATAAGCGACAATTCGTGCTGTGCAGCCTCGATGCTGCGGGCCTGTCCGCGCTCACGATCAAGGCGGCTATCGCGCGCCTCGATGTCCTGTCGGTTCCGCTCTGCCGCCAATGCTCGATCGACGCGAGACTGCAACCCGCCGCCTGTGTCGCCGTCCTGACGCGCGCGGGCGCGAACCTGCGCTTCGACTGCCGCCAGTCGCTCTGCATTTGTGCGAGCGCGCGCCATCTGCTGCTCTGCCGCGAACTGGTCGTTCTCACTCTGAAGCTCGATCCCGCGCCGACCGACGTAGCGCGAAAGGTCGCGACGGTCTGACAGACCGGGCCGCGTTTCCTCGCGATCGATGCGCTGGAGTATCTTCTCCAGTTCGGCCGCCTTGTCGGCGAGGTCGACGATTTCTTTGCCCGCAATGATCGCTTCGTCCGCGAGTTTCTGAAGGCCATTGGCGCGCCCGATACGCTCCACTTCGGAATTGAACGTGGCAAGCCCCGACGCGCCCTCGATCCGAAGTCGGTTGATCGCATCCTCGAATGGCGCAAACTTGCCGGTCACATCGAAGGCATTGGAGCCGAGAGCGAGGACAGCATCAGCGGTGGCGCGGAGACGATCCGGGTTTTCCGATGATCCCACCAGTTGCTCGAAAAGCCGCTCCACTTGGTCATTGAAGCCGGCAAGATCGGTCTTGCCGCTTTTGGCGCTTTCGATCAGCGCAGCCATCGGACCGGCGAATTGCTTCTGATCCCCGGAGAGGTTGCGCAGTCCTTCGACGCCGCCGCCGTTGCCGAGCAGGCTTTGCAACCACCCGACGCCGCCGACCGTGTCGAGCATAGGCGTCATCTTTTCGCGGATTTGCGCTTCCAACAGCGTCTGCGCATTGCGCGCGGTCGCTTCGGTGAACGCCATGCCCCCTACGTTGCCGACACTCTTCGCAGCTTCGCCAAGGGCGCCATACTGATCCTTGAGTAGGGTCAGGGTGCCGGAATGCGCCTTCAGCGCATCTTCTAGCGTCTTCGCACCGTCCTTGCCCTTCATGAACCACTGGATGGTTGCAGCCGTGGCCGCGGTCGCGCCAACAGTGAACAGCATGGTCGGCGACACAAGCGAGAGGATGCCTGCGCCAAGCGCTTTCACACCGCCGCCCTGCTGCATGGCCATCGCGAGTTGCGGACCCTGCTGAAGCCCCGTTGCCAGCGGAGCCTGGCCCATCATCGCCATCATCACCGCGTCTTGGACTTGGAAGGCGGCATTGGTGGAATTGAAGTTCTGCTGTCCGCGCATCCCCGTGTTCTGGTTTGCGGCCAAGCGGCCGCGCGCCAAAGCCTGCGCCTGCGATAGCTCCTGAGCCGAAATTTCGCCCCGCGCCGCCATGGTGACATACTCGGCGATCTCCGCATTGACGCGGTTCTGCGCTGCCGCGAGCGGATTGAGTTCCGCGCGCAGGGCGGCAACGCGACCAGCTAGTCGATCGGCTTCGCGCCCCGCCTCTTCAAAAACCGATGCGGAAGCACGCGCTGACGCTACCTCTGAGCCGATGCCAAACCGTCCATTCAAGTCTTGCGCAAACAGCGCCCCGGTTTGCTCGGATCGCATCCGCGCGATGTCCTGTTGCCGGCGAGCCTCAGCTTCGAAAATAGCTGCCGAGTCCCGCGCCGACGACAACGGATCGCGGACGCCGAGGACTGCGTTGATCCGATTCTGATTGGCCGCGCCGGCTGACCGCAGGCTTTCGGCGTCCTGAATGGCGCGGAGTTGCGCGATGTGTGCCTGATATGCACCGGCAGCGTGTGACAAGCTTGCGGCCTGCCCTTTGATCTGATCGTTCGCAGCCCGCACTGCGGCGGCGAGTTGCAGTTGCCCTTTCGCGGCGAGAGCCGAAGCATCGCCAGTTACGCCGAGCTTCTGGTTCATCCCCACCAGGATCGTTGTCGCCGCCGCGATATCGGTCTTGCCCGTCTCCAACTCCCGATTCAACGCACGCAGATCCTTTTCAAAGGTCTGCGCCTGGCGCGAACCATCGACATAGGTCCGCGAAAGCCGAGACAAGACATCCCCAGCCTGGCTAATCTTCGCGTCGGTCTGCTGGATCGCGGCACCAGCCTCCCTGGACGAGGCAGACATCTCTTTGTCAGCCGCCACCTTCTGGCGCGCGCCGGCGGTATACTCGTCGGCCGCAATCTTCGGCACGATCATGAGGGTGCGCATTTCAACGGTCATGTCGCGCCCTCCCGTTTTTGCCGTTTCGATTGATGGTCGCGCCACTCGTCATCGATGGCGGTCATGAAGGTGTGGAAGCGTTCGAATGCCTCGCCTTCGATGCCGTAGCGCCGGGCGTAGGTGTCAAGTGCGAGGAATGAGATCGGCATCTCACCGCCCATCGCGCCGTATTGGCGGTCGAAGCGCAAGGCATTGAACGCCCGCCAGTAGAACTCGTGCCAAGCTTGCGGCTCGGCATCTGCTGGCGGCTTTTCGACTGGAGCCTGAAGCCATTTCTCGCGTGGGCTTTCCTTCGCGAGGGCTTCAATCCATTCCTGGTCTTCGCGGGATAGCGCCGTCCGGCCTAGTTGCCACCGGAAGGCGCTTCTCAGTTTTTTTCCGCGGCCTTGACAAACTCGACCTTCCGCTTGCCGACGCGACCGGCGCACCAGTAGCAGATCGACCGGAACACCCGGTGTTCCTCGGCCTCAAGAACTTGTGCAGCGGCCTTCGCCGAATACTCGATATCGAGGCCGCGCCATCCGAGGGTCAGGTGCTCGACGGCAAGCTCGCCTTCGATCTTCGCGGCGACCTCCGGCGGGATATCGTCGTCCGGGTAGTCCTTCTTCATCTGTTCGAGCCGCGCCTGTCGCGCCGTGACATACGGCGGGTAGTTCGTCGAACGGGTGAAGATTGCGAGACCTGGCAGCTTCGTCATTTCGAACGGCTTCTCAGGGTTGAGGCCCGGCCATTCCTTTGGCTCGATCCACTCGCCATCGCGTTCTTTGGAGAGGTCTGCAGCGAGGCTGCCCAGCTTCACAGTCATCGGGGATGTCCTTTGTCGGAAGGAGTGACGGCCGGCCCCGACAGACCGGCCGCCGTGTGCGCGCGCGAACGCGATCAGCCGAGGTCGGCGGCTGGCTTATCGCCCGTCTTTTTCGGAGACAGGGAGTCGATGAAAGACTGCGGGACCGGCGAGGACGGAACGCCGCCACGGAAATGCATCTCGCCACCGCTCGAGCCGAAGGGCTTGCCGACGAAATCAGTCTCCGGGATGAACGAGCTGACGCGATCGTTCGCCACCTTGCGGACATGAGCCGCCTTGGCGATGGCCGGGTGCTCGCGCTTCGGAGGTTCGTCGGCGCCAGTTTCAGGTTTCTTGGTCATTGTCGCGCCTCCTATGCCGCGGCACGGGTGATGCTGATGGTCGCGCCCGACGAGCTGTCGTAGATACCTTGGAACGGGCACTCGATCAGCACGGCCTGGCCGTTGCCGGGAACCGGAGGGCCGCCATCGAGGAACTTGGCCTTCGGGATCGAGAACGCATAGGAGTTGCCGGCGGCATCGGTCAGCGTGAACGAGATCGCGATGTCCTCGTGCGCCATGATGGCGGTGTAGACCGCCAGGCTCTCGAAATAGATGCGGGCCGTGCCCGTGACGCGGAACTGGCCTAGCCCGTGCGAGTCCACGTCATAGGCGCCGAGGACATCATTGGCGTAGATGTTGTTTTCGATTTTCAGTGACAACGTCTGCATCTTCGGCGGCGTCACCAGCGACGTTGACGAAATGACCAGAGACCCGAGATTGAGGCCGGCATTGAACCGATCGGTGGTGGTGGCAGTCGCGTAGGTGGCGCCCGTGATGATCGCAGTCGTGGGCGGTGGCGAACCGATGCCCATGATCCCCCAGTTGGCCTTGACGGACTGGCGCGCGACCATCGAGAGGTCGAGCGTATTCCATCGGGAACCGCGGTAGCGGAGGTAACTGTCAGTCGCGCCCTGCTCGAACGTAAGCTCGAGCGTGCCCGTCTGAGGCAGGACGCCGTTTTTGAGAACGTCCGTCGCCCAGGAAGAGGCGAACAGTCGCGCTAGCCACACATCATAGGTGCCGTAGGACAGTTCGGTATTGATGGTGCCCTGGACCATCCGACCGACGTCGGTGATATCCGGGACGTTTCGGTCCGCCCTTATCTCGTTCGATGTGTCAGTCTGCTTCGCAACCCGAATGTCCGCCGAGACGTAACGCATGACTTGAAAGGCCGGGGTCGCCGGCGTGGTGCCGATCGTGGCTTCCGGAACGTCGGCAAGGCGAGTTTGACTACCGTCAGCAACGGTCATGGCAGTGCTCCAGTTTTCAGGGTGGTGCCGGTTGACGGCTTAGGGCGTCGGGATCGACGTGATGTCGAAGCGGGTCCAGAAAAGAGTCGCCGCGATCGAGAAGTAGTTGCCGAAAGACCGGCTCGGATCGCCGGCACCGATCGACATTTCGGTGATGGTCAGGCCCGTCGGCTGCTCCCGGAACAGGTAGAGCAGGCTATTCGCCAGCGCCCTTGCCTCTCGGCTCCCTGTCCCAGTCGGAACCATGACATGCAGGTATGTCGTTCCGCTTTCGAGCCACATGTTCTCGCCGGGAGCGCCCATGCTTTCCTGATTGTAGGTGTCGCCGTAGATCTCAGCGTAGACGAACGGCTCAGGCGTGTCGGGCGTCTCCGGGTCCGGGTCGTTTTCCATAACCACCGGCGTCAGCGTCCAATCCGCCAGCCGATCGGCAAAGGCGTCGTAGGCTTCTGGACTGGACATCAGAGCATGTTGATGACGATGGAGGGATAGGTCAGCGGCGAGCCGGCCTGCCGGTCCTTGCGGCGGCCCTGGTTGCCTTTGGGGATGTATGGCACGAGCGGATGCACTCCGGCTTTGATGTTCAGGAATCGCGTCTCGACGGCAAAGGCATCGCCAAACCGCCTCGACAGCGCGACCCGCGACAGGTCGAAATGGCGCCTACCCTTTGACTGATTGGCCCCTGCCTCGATGCGTCTTGTGAACGGCATGGGGTTGAAAATGATCACCTCTGCGTCAGCCGGAATGCTGCGATAGTCTGTGACCGCCCGACCGCTCGCCAGCACGACGAATGAACTCGCATAGCGGCCCGATCGCCGCGGCGACCGCTTCTGCAGTTCCGCCAGCGCCGCATTGATGACCAGCGGCCAGTTCGTGAAGACGTAGAGGATCGAACCGGGGACCGTGACCGCCTCTTCCGGCAAGCCAGGCCGACTGTTGACGAACCGCTCGTATTGCGGCGATGCGCCCGCGGCGATGGCCTTCGCAAGTTCCGACCGTGCGAATTTTGCCAGTTCCTTCGCAATGTTCTCCGGCTCGATGCCCGCTGTGGCGAACGTCAGTTGCCGGTCGAAGGATTCGAAGCCGGTCGCCATCAGTGAACCGCCACGAAGCCGCCAGCGACCATGGCTCCGGCAACCACGTCCTCCGTGAGCAAGGATTTCAGATCCACCGGTTCGTCAGGGATGCAGCGCAAGAAGAGCGCGCGCGTCTCCTCGTCCAATTCGTCAAGGTCGATGATGACAATCTCAATTTTAGCCATCAGCCTGTCACCATGACATCGATCCGCACAATCACATCTGCGACGACGATGGGCTTCGGAAGCTCGATGTTCCGCTCCTTGCCCTGGATCACGATCTTGTCGCCCTTCTTCAGCGGCAGCAGCGCGCCGAGGCCCGTCGGGCTCAGCACCACCTTCGATGAGGTTTGATTGATTTCGCCGGCCAGTTCCTCCGGCTTCACGGCACGCACCGATGCGCGCGAGGCGATGTCCGTCTTCGGTCGCGGCGTGCCGGTCGGCGCGGTGTAGCGGCGCACGGTGACCGTTTCGCCCCGCCGCGCCAGCGCTGCATCGAGCCGCGCAATCATGCCGGCTGGGGTGTCGGACGTGTCGACCATTAGGCCACCAACACGTTCATGTAGCGCGACAGCTTGGCAGCGATATCGGCCGGAACCGACCCCGCTGCTGCACCTGGGGTCGAGCCAACCCAGCGGTCGATACGCGTCGTTTCGACGTCGGGGATTTCGATCGTGCGCCCCTTTTCCATCGGGTCGACAGCATCCGCGGACAGCCTAAGCCTCGCGAGATCCATCGCAGCGCCGACCAAATCGGCCGGAACGTCGGTGAACCCAGCAACGTAGGTGATGGAGAGCGCACCTCTTGCCCAATGCCATGGCCGCGACGAAGAGAGCCGGGCAATGATGCCCGCTTCCCTCTCGATCAGGTAATCGTCGGCGATGATGGTTGTCCCACATTCATCAACCGCTGACACGGCCGACACAAACCGCCGGGCCAGCATGACGCCGTCACAGTGGGCGCCGTGCCAATAGGTCTCGACAATCGTTTCGCTTCGCAACGTCGGCGGGTTCAGGCCGTCGGATGCGATTTGGCAAGCAGTCGCGATCTCTGCCGAGATGCGAAGACCCAGTTGCGTGAGTTCGGGGTCGCGGGATGTGTCACCAGTTGCAAGGCCGGCGGCCTGTCGCAATTGAGCGGTTGTCAGCAGCGACAGATCGTCGGCCGGCACTGTCACCGTGAAGGATTGGCGCATCGTGCCGGTTCCCGATCTGACGTCCTACTTCGATGCCTTGATCACGGCAATGATGTCGGCCTTTTTGGTCGCGTCGCCGAGATCGATCCCGCTTGCCTCCGCGTGCGCGCGCAACTTGGCGACGGTCATGTTGTCGAAGGTCAGTTCGACCTGATCTGCCTCGCCCGCCTCGCCATCCGCGGGCAAGATTGTATCGGGTGCAGACCATCCGGTGACGTCGCGGGCCGCTTCTGCATCGGCAGGCGAGTTGAAAAACGCCTTTCGTCGCCGCACCCAACGAACAGCCGTATGAGGGTCGAGGTTGTATGCCGTGTTCGCTTCGTATTTCTCCTCGAGCGCCGTTCCCACCCGGAGATCGTCGAGAACTGCCGTTTCAACGAAAGTCACATCGATTTTCTTCATTGCCGAAATCTCCTGCGAGAGTGAAAAAGGGGCGCCGAAGCGCCCCACCGACACCTAGCCTACTCGACGGCTTCGATGACGCTGGCGGCCTGTGCCACCGGCGAATACCGTCCGCGCAAGCCCAGTACGATGGCACCCGAGTCGCTGGTTGCCGTCGCGGTGGTCATCGACAAGCGCGCATGCGTGAAGCCATTGGTGCGATCGAGTTCCTCGGCCCGCATATTGATCAGGGCCTGCTTGTTGGACTTGTCCGTGCCAGCCTGGGTCAACTGAGTGATGACCTTGCCGGTGACGTCCTTGGCGCCGGCGCCGCCAGAACTGGTAGCCTGTTCGATCTTGGCATCGATCGTGGCACTGGTGCCGAGATCGCCGGCCATGACGATGGCAAGCAGGCCGCCATAGACCGACATGTCGATCCAGCCGGTGGTGAGCGTGGCGGCGGTGTTTGCGTCCGGGTCGATGACACCGACAACCGCCACCTGCTCGCTGAGAAGAGCGTTGAACATGGGAGTTCTCCAAAGTGGGATGAGGGAAGCTGCCGGCCGAACGCCGGCAGCCATTGCCAGCGATTAGCGGGCTTCGAGCGTGACGTAGGGGCTGATCGTGTCGCTGCCCTTGAACGGGGTCAGCGGCGATTCCCAGACCGGCTGGCCGTCGATGCGGACGACGAAGCGGAAGGCGGTTTCGTCGTTGACGAAGCGGACGTGGATCGAGGTGTTCTTCTTCACCCCACCCTTTTCGATCATGACGTATTCCTTGAGGTCCATCAGCACGATGTCCCCCTTGTCGCCAGGCGCCGAGTTGAATTCGGTCGGGATGACCGGACGGCCCATCAGGAGGCCATACTCGTTGTTGTTCTGGCTGCCCGGCGGCACGTAGACGACGCTCGGAAGCGCGATGCCTCCGACGTTTTCAGTGCCGGCGACGTTCTTGATCTTGACGTTCATCTGATAGAGCTGCGGCTCCAGCTGCTGGTTGATCGTCCAGATGGCCGTCTTGCGGCTGCGCGCCCAGAGACGCGACCACATTTTCAGGACATTCTCGGCAACCAGCGTGTCGGCCACCTGGCTGCCTTCCTTGGAGACGGTCACTAGCGCCGGAGACTTCGTCACACCCAGCGGCATGCCCGCCCCGGTTCCTTCGAAGATCGCCCAGTCGATCTTGAAAGCGAACTCCTCTTCGAAGGCCTCGTTGATCACGCCTTCGAGCGCAACCGCATCTTCGAGGTTTTCGTCGGTGGCGTAGAGGAGCCCCGTCAGCTTGTGCAAACGGAGATCCATCTGTCGGAAGGCAAGCTGCGAGGCAAGCTTCTGAGCGCCTTCGCCGGTCCAGAACGACTGGACGCCGCCGAAGCGCGAGCCGTTCGCCCGGCTGGTCTCTTTCACCGCATTGATGCGGAGGCCGTTGGAATTCGGCCCGATCGGAAGCTTGCGGGTGCGTGCCGCTAGGTCGGAACGGTCGTAGGCACGCTTCAGCAGTTCGGTGGTGAAGTCCTGCTGAACCAGGAAGCCACCTTCCGGGCCACTTCCTTCGTTCTGGCCGGTCGCACCGCTGACGTTCTGCCAGACGAGGCGAGGGTCACGTTCGCCGCCGGCACCGGCGCGCATGACGGCCACAAGCTGTTCGCCGAAGGTGCCGAACCCGGTGGCTTCGCCAGGTGCAGTGCGTGCCTCTGCCGGAAGGGCAGTGGACGCGCGCAGTGACTGTGCGCGCTCAACTGACGCGATCTGCCGATCGAGACTTTCAACATTGCCAGCCGCGGTATCGAAGGCGGCCTGCTGTTCGTCCGTCACGGGCGTGCCGAGCGCAATAAGTGCATCATATGCCGTCGCCCGGTTCTGGCGAAGGCTCGCGAGGTCTCTGGACATTTGGATCTCCTATTCTGTCCATGAAAAAGGGCGCCGAAGCGCCCGCTCAGTCGTCGGCCTTCGCCGCCGAATTCACTGTTTGAGGGTGTCGAGTTTCTTCTGGTTGGCCACCATGCGGCGCAACCCGAGCAGCGCAGCGTCATAGCTCTGGACGCGATCTGCCATCCCGGATGACACCGCATCCGAGCCGACTTTGACGCCGCCCTTGCCGAAGTCGGAGAGGACTTTGTCGACGCTCACATTTCGGCCGCGCGCCACCGCCGAAACGAACTGCTTTTCGATGGCATCAAGCGTTCCGATGATCTCGGCAACACCATCTTCAGCCGTTGGGTCCGGACGCTTGTTCGGCGCATTCGTGCTGACGATCTCGACGTCGAGATAACCGTCTCGGTCAGCTTCGACCTGCTTCGACATGCCGATCACGACGCCGATCGATCCAACCAGCCCCGTCTTGTCGATCGCAACTTCGCTCGCAGCCGTCGCAATCCAGTAGGCAGCGGAACAAGCCTGGCCGGAGACGAAGGACAAGGTGTGCTTCTTCTTCGTGCCCGCAGCCACAGTGTCCGCAAATGCACTGATGCCCGACACGGCACCGCCGGGGCTGTCGATCATCAGCATGATGGCGCCGACGTCAGAGCTGGCGAGCGCCGTCCGGTAGTCGTTCTGGAGCATGGTGACCGAAGTAGCGCCAGACATCTCGGTCATCATATTCGCGCGAGGGAATATCGGTCCAACGACAGGCAGGATGGCGACACCATCGACGACAAATGCGCGCTGAGCACCTGCCAGCCGCTGCCCCCCTGGCCCCGCCATGATGTCGTATTCGCGCTTCTCCCAATCCCCGGCATTCGCCACCTCCGGCGCACCGTGGTTGCGCTGGGCCAGCGCGGCGATAAGCGGCAGCCAGCCGGGAACGATAGCCCACGGGTCTGCCGTGAGCGCCTGAAGTGCTCTGGTCATCAAATGATCCTCAGTTAAGGGCGCCGAATTGGCCGATGTCCTGCGGCGACGGCCGGACGATCATGGATTTCCTGGCAGGCTCGCCATCGTCGTCAGCCACGTTCTTGTCTGCCGGGACCATGTTGAGCGGCGTGAGATAGGTCTTGCCTTGGTCATTAGGCAGATCGTCCATGTTCTCGCGGCCGCGGACGTCATCGACGGACAGCCAGCCCCACTGGCGACCGATGGCATAAGCGCGATACCGGCTGTGGATGTCGCCGCGCATGAGCCCGTCAAGATTGAACTCGATGTAGTATTCCTCACGCTCATCTAGCGAGAGGCAAGCGATCTCCAGCGCCGATTGAACGGCTTCGGCCAACGACGAGACCGGCCCGGTGACATAGTCGATGCCCTGATGCTCGATATTGTTGTTGGTCGCTCGATCAAGGATGCCGATCTTATGCGGCGGAACCCCGAACATTGTGCAGCACTGAACAGCCTGTTCTTTACGCGTCTCGGTCAACTGGCTGTCCTGCGGGTTCGAACTGAATTCCCGGAGTTTCATGCCAAGTTCGAGGATCGCCACCTTGAAAGCGTTATCGACGCCAGAATAGGCGCGCTCAACACCTGCCCTGATGCGCTTCGCCACCGCGTCATTCGGCAGCTTCTTGTCCATTTCCAGAACGATCGACGGACGGGCGCCGTTCGCGAAGAACCGGCCTGCAAACCGTTCGGCCGCCAGAGCCAGTGCAATCGTCTCCCTATGCTGATCAATGGGAGAGACGCCTTCGACACCGCCATAGAGGCCCCGATCAGTCGAGCCGCGATAGGCCACATGCACCACATCTTGCCAGGACAAATTCCGCTCGATGCCGTTCTTGCCCTGAATGTCGTAGAACGGCTCTCCGTCAGCAGCCCATCTCGCAGTAGCTTGGCCGTGACGCAGAAGTGTGATCCGGTCGACTCGACCGAGTTCATTGCGCCAGACACGCGAATGTCCGCGACCGTGCGCCATTGCGTTGGCAATGAGCGCGCGCCGCCAAGCAAACGATGACAGCCAAGGAGCCGGCGCTTCCTTCAGCAATTTGTAGACGGGGTGCTCTTCGGCCCGCACCCGCGTTCCGTTCCGCAGCTTGCGGTAGAGGAGCAGCGGGACCTTCGCCAAATCTTCGGAGAGCACCTGAATGCAGGCCGAAATTCCCGGGACGGTGAGCGCATCGGCCGTTGTGACATGAAGTCCAGTTGCCGAAATGATGCCGCCAAAGACGCCGTTCAGAAACTCCTCTTCGCTCAGATCGCGGTAGCGCTCCTGATCTGAGGCCGACGGGCCGCCCAGCAGGCTGGAAAGAAGGCGCATCAGCGCGCCCTCAGTGTGCCGAGAATGGCGACTGCGAAAATCATCGCGCCGGCGGCAACCAAGCCAAGCGGCGGGTAGTGCAGCCATCCGCCCACGCCGACAAGCGCGGCGCCAGATACAGCGACACCGAGGCGTGCCAGATCGGCCGCGTCTGAAGGCTTTGCTTCACGTTCGTCGGCCATTGGTCACGCCCATACTTGAATGTCGAAATCGGCCGGCAGCGTTTCGCCGCCCGCCTCTGGATTCTTGCCCATCAGAACGACCGTGTTGAATGCGGCCATCAGCGGGTCGATCTTCGCCGTCCCGCTGGCTTGCTTCGTGATCGAGATGGCGTTTCCGCGCGGCTCGACCTTCGCGTTGCCCACCGCCCACGCCATGAGGGCTAGCCCTGCATGCACGAGCGTCCCGCCGGCTAGGTTCCGTTCTGCGGTCTTGATCGCGCCGTTGAGCTGCCACCCTTGCGGGATACCGACGATACGCGCTTCCGAGATGCCGCGACCGGTCAGTTCCTTCACGATGTCGGTGACGCCGAAACTGTCCACGCCGATCGCCGCGTCGGCCGCCAAGAGCCCGGCGTCCTCGACCTCCATCACACATTCGGCCAGGGCATATACGTCCTCGCCCGGAAGCTTGACGAACGTCAGGGACTTCTCGTTCTCGAAATCCAGTAGCCTCGGTGAAATGTCTTTCCGCCGCGACTTGACGATCTCATGCGCCCAGGCATGTGACCAGAGCAGCCATTTGCCGGTTCCGCGCTCCCGACCCAGCACCGCCAGACCGAGCAAGTCGTCCAGCCCGCCGCCGTCGATGCCGATCACGATAACTTCCGACCGGGCGATGACCGATTTCAGCGTCAGCGTCTTGTCGGCCGCGGCAAGCCAATATTCGGCGCCGGCCCAGCTATCAGAATGGAGGCCAAGACCGATCTCGATATTGAGATGCTGCGAAGCCCAGCGCCGCTCCTCGACGTCGCCCTTTTCCTTCGCCGCGGCATAGCCCGCGATCATCGTGTCGATATGCAGCGACCGGCCCAAGTTCGGCATGACCATCGGCCAGGTGGCCGGGTCGATCCAAGGCTTCTCCCGGTCGGCCTGCATGACCTCCGGAAACTCATAGAGGATCGGCAGCATGCGGGCGTTCGATATCCGACCGTCGCGCACGCCGCGCGCATACATCAGTTCGGCCCGAAACACGCCCGCCGGCGGCTCGTCGCTCTGCGTCGTGATGATCAGCAGGAAGCTGTTCTTCTTCGACTCGAGCGCGCCTCTGATCTGGCCCAGCACCCGCGCCGCGAAGTGCATCGATCCCATGACGTGCAACTCGTCGATCAGAACGCCGATCGGCTTGGCGCCTGTCATTACCTTCATGTCGAAGGTCTTCACCTTGACGAAGGCCTTGTTGACCCGATCCCGGATCGTCTTCTTGTGCTCCTGGACCTGAAACCGCTTCTGCAGATACCCTTCCGGGTCCGCATCGATCATGCCGGCCGCCTGCTGAAATGCGAGGTCGGCGATTTCCTGTGTCGGCGCGACGAATAGAAACTCGCCCCGCGGCACTTCATTGACCAGCAGCGCCGTGAGCATCAGCCCGGCGCCGCCAGTCGTCTTCGAATTCTTCTTCGGCACGAGCGCGAAGACTTCTGGAACGTGCCGGACACCCGCGTCATCGAGCGATCCAAACACCGCCCGGACGATATCGCGAAACCAGTCGCCGGCGGCCTCACCGAACGACGGCTGCCCCGCGATATCCGGGACACATAGATTGTCAAAGACCTTGACCGCGCGATCCGCCTTCACCTTGAACAACGGCAGCGGCGGCACGAGCCGACCGCCCGACTTCATTCGCGCGAACCAGTTCGGCTGCGCGAAATCCCAATCGGTCATTGCAGAATATCGCCCCAAGCCGTGCCGGCGGCACCGACTGCTGCCTCTTCAGCCTGGACCTCCTTCTTGCCCCTTGTCGGGGTCTTGGGCGGGCGCGTCGACTTCGGCGGAAGCGCCCCGGCAAGCTCGAGGAACTTGTTCTGTGCGGAGACATTGCCGCCCATGCCTGAGCGGTAACGCGCCATCATCATGTCGGCCGTCTTCTTCGCGACCGCAATTTCGAGGTCCACGGAAAAATGCTTGGTCAGGGTTTCGTGATGGATCCCGATCGCTGCGGCAATCGCTTCCTTCGCCATGCCCTGCGCCCGCAGAACTTGAACCTTCTCACGGTCTTCGTCCGTTGGGACGTATTCCGGACGACCCCGGCCCTTTTTCGCGGTCATGTGTCCAAATTCACCGTTTCACGGAAAAAATTCTGCGACTTAGCCCCGAGCGGTAGGGACCCCAGAGCCGCCGTAGGGATTTGACCCGCCCCCCCCCCGGTCGTTTCATGCTACTGTTGCCGATGGCGAGCAGCATTACGATCGAGAGTGTCGAGTTCAGTCCCGATGGACTATCGGCCACGGGCGTCTGCACTGTTCAATCAGGCCAGATGACGGTGAACGCCGTTGTCACGCTGACGGTGGGACTGGATGGACGAGCCGTATTTGACGTTTGCGGATCAGCGACACTCTCGGGACCGGCGTTCACCTTGCCGAAGAATGCGCTCCGCAATGCAATGGTTGTTGACCGCACAGGGCTTGTCAGTATCGCTCCCTCATCCTTGCCGTCCGAACCGCCTGTGTCTTGATGGTATGGTGCGACCCGCACAGGCACTGCCCATTGGCAGGGTCGAGAGGGGCACCGCCGTCCTTGCGCTCGCGGATGTGGTCAGCGAACAGCCTAGCTGGCGCCCTCACCTCGCACCGCTTTCCGTCGTCTATGGCCTCGCAGCGATAGTCTGCCCGGCGCAGCACGGTGGCGCGCCATGCCCTATGCTCTGGGGAGAGCAGTTCGGGATCGGCGACCTTGGGCGCGGGCCTTGCGCTCCTCACATCCATAGCCGCTACCGATGGTCGAAGAGTGCGGACCATTGCCGAGCCTTGGGGTTGGTGATTGGATGCGCGGCTTAATAGGCGAGGCTGCGCAAAATGGTCAAACGTGACGTCCTAGAGAAGATACGGGCATCGGCAGTCGATAGAGCGAAGTCGGCTCGAGAAATGGTTGAGTGGCTTTCTGAGCCTGACCTCGTTATGACGAGGACTGAGGCGGGGTCACCACCCGAAGATCTGAAAGCAATCCTGCTGGCCGACCATAAGGTCATCGCCGCAAATGCCGACGCCACCGTTAAGATGGTAGACGGGCTCCTGTCCGAAAGGCCCTAGCACCTCTCCCAACCTACTCAGGCATCAATGGGGTGGCTGGCGCGTATGAGGAGTTGCCCGAGCGCGCCAGCCTGACACGAGCCATCATTGGGGACAGACCCGCGTCTTGACCATTCATGCCGAAAACTTGAAGACTCGCAATCCCAAGCCATCTGCGAAACTGAAACAACTCCACCGAATTATGCCACGCATGAATGACGACGGTTCACCGCCAATGATCGGCTACGCAGTCTATCCGCCCCCGAATGCGGAGATGCCGTTTCTGGCGGTCACGTTCATGCCGGACGGCACAGTCGTCGCTCGACAGTTCGAGACGGAAGCTAAAGCGGTCGCATACACGAACGAAATGGCCAAAGGCCTCCGGCCAGACCCGCAGAGACACTAACGAAAAAGCCGCTGGGCTTCCCCAACGGCTCCTCTGCGGTCTTTGCTCTTAACTCGCCAGTACATCCGTGGTCGGACAAATGCGAAGACACTTTGCGCATCGACCTCTACGGGGACGCGCTGAGTGTTCATATGGACGTGGAACGTGTCCGCGTCAAGGCCGACATCGGCGCGTGTTCCGCCCAAGATCACAGCCTTTGCGGAACCATCGAGACCGTAACCATGTTGTTCACCATCGGCACAGGAGGTCACGATGCCTGACAACACAGCTTATGAACACGGGGCTCGAAAACTGAAGCCCCTTACCGGACCAGATCCCAGCGATGCATTTTCCCAAGATGCCGCTGAAAACAAGAAGCCGCCGAATCGAATGGGTTTGACCGAGCAGCCCGATATCGAACGCAGCGAGACCGATAAGTCCGACTTACGTGGCGCTGTAACAGGATCACCCGAGGAAGATGCCGCAGGCCAGCCCGAGAGTAACCACGCTGGCGGTTCCAACGATGGCGTCGCCAACGCGAACTCGCGTGTTCAATCAGGCAACTACGATGGTGATGCGACATTCCCATTCAGACGATCGCGGTGACCACTTGAGCGACACCCCGGCAGAACACCCGCCCCCCTGGAACAGAGCAGTGCGCGGTTGCGTTGAGCCTTAGTCGATCACCGCAGGCGTGCAATGCTCAACCGCTTTTCCGAGCTTTTACCATCCTGGCTGCGCATACGCCGCAAGCCAGAGATAGTGTCCGATTTGGACAGCATCGCCATTTGCGAAGAGGCTCAACGATATGTCGGGCCGCCGCGCAACACGTTGCAGCGAGAACCACACCGGCCGCCAACGACCACATTTGACAACATAAACTCGAATGTCTGACTTGGGTGGCCGCTCGCCGGCCACCGAACTGTTGAACTGAGGAGAGACGCGCATGGGCGTGATCAGAAATCTGACCGATACGTCCATCAAGGACGAAACCAGTGAAAAGGGTGTCGCGGTGAAGACGTCCGGTGCGGTTGCGCCACCCAAAGATTCGGTGAAGAGCAACGCTGGAAACCGAAACCCTGGACCGCGACAGGCTGGTGTCACTCCACGCCCGTCAGACAAGTCGATTGCCGACGGCGATAGAGGCTAAGCCGAGATGACGACGGTGCGGGAGGGGGGATGCCTTTGTGGTAGGGTTCGCTTTTCGGTCCACGGAGAGCCGTTGCGCGTGGGTCTTTGCCATTGCACGGATTGTAGGCGGAGTTCAGGATCGTCGTTCGGCGCCTTCGCGATCTTTCCTCGCGACGCTTATCAGGGCAGCGGCGAACTCGGCACCTATGCGGGACGGAGTTTTTGCCTCCGGTGCGGGTCGCGCGTCGTGAACTTGAGAGAGGATGAGGCCGAGGTCATGCTTGGCTGTTTCGACCAGGCACCCACCAATTTAGTCCCACGATATGAACTGTGGATCAGCCGACGAGAGCACTGGCTTGCGCCCGTGCCGGGCATCGACCAATTTGAACAGGACCGCTAACACAAGTTCGATGGGTCGGTAAGCGCGTATGAAAAAAACTCGCCCTAGCGAAGGCGGCTTCTGGGCGCAACTCTGCGACCGGTCTCAGGCCGCTTTGTCCTTTTCCCTTTGATTGGTGCGTGGTGTCGGGTTAGAGGTTTCCAGCGGCTCGGGCATGAGGCGCACCGGTTTGGCATCCGAAGCCATCCACGCGAGTGAAGCCACTGTATCGGTTTCACCCGTGCTTTTTGCCTCAGGTTGTATCATTCGTAAATCCAGGGGCGTGCGCAACAACACGCTCTCCTTGCTCAAATGGTCGCTAATCCGTTGGCAGGATTGCTCATTCCATCGATAGGATTTTAGGCGCAACACCGTTTTTTCTTTCGGAACGCGCTCGTTTCGCGCCGCCAGAACCTTCGTCCATTCCCGATTTCGCGCCCGGCACGTCGCATAGGCGATCAGGCATTCCCGCTTAGCCTCGTCGGATATCACCTCGATCGGCCAGCGCATGGCCTCCATCGCCATCGAGATCGCATCGGCGCGGACGGCGCGCTTGGCGTCCCGCAGGATGTCGTCGCGCCTGGTCTCGCGGATCACAGCCATCGATTCCCCGCCGTTGAATGTCAGATCGGAGAGCTCGAATCCGAACGCCTCGCTGGCCGTGTCAAACATGAGCATGTTCGGCCAGCCATTGCCGACGCGGCGGCGATCCTGCGCCGGCAGCCGCTCGATCGTCACATAGGCGTCGATCAGGCGGACCATTACGATGTCGGGCGTCCAGTTCATGCGGCTTCCTTTGCGAGCAGTTCAGATGCGATGAGGGTGGCCAGAGCCTTCGCCTTGGCTGCCATTGGCCCGCCTTGGCCGAGGGAAAGGCGCTGCGCGCGCCGGCGGAGCTGGTCGAGGTCGAGGGTGGAGAACTCGCTGCGCAGGGCGGCGGCGTCCGCGCCGGGCCGGTGGGCGCCGATGAACAGGCTGACCGCATACAGCACGTCGCCGTAGAAGGCTGGGGCGGGTGAAGCCATGATGCAGGAAACAACGAGGCCGGTGCGAGCCGGCCCCTGTCTGCGCAGCATTCGGGCGACGGTGCGACCACCGTAGATCGTGTTGGGAGGGCGAGGGTCTCGCGCCTGCCGGACCGGCAAGCATCGGATGCCGTGCCCCTCAAGGAAGTCGTGAACGTTGATGCCGCGCTTGATCATTGTGCAGTCATCCTCGCTCAAGCGGCTGTGCCACATGACGACGACGCCAGATTATGTCGGCCATCAGCTGGCCAGTTCTCCACCCCTTGAACACAGCGGGAAGCGATCTCAAATGTCTTCCGGCCATCGCGCTGCGGCGGCCAAATTGGTGACAACGATCAAAAATTGAGAGGAGAAAATGGAAGCGCATACCTTCGCCAAACCCGTCTATCTGAAGGACGGCAAGCACTTGGTGCGGGAGATCGCCAGCGTCGCTGAGGCGATCGACTTTCTGCAGGACTGGCCCGAGAACAAGCGTGACATGATCCACGAGGCCGCTTTGAGGACGTGCGTCATGGCTTATGACGGACTCAAGCCTGTGAAGGTGGCTCGGGATGCCATACGCGCCTTCGGCGTGAAGAAGGGCATTCTCGAGAAGGAGATCGCCATCCAGCCGTGGATGATCAAGGCAGTCTCGGGCGGACACACGTCCGTCTAGGTAATTAAGGAGGAGGGGGTCGTTCACGCGGCCCCTCCCTCTATCACTGCATACCGTTGGAACTGATCGGCAAGCAGGTCGCGAGGCCGTGCCGCCTCAATTGCCGACTCTCGCCCGATCTCGCTCAGTTCGTCGGCACGCTCATTCCCAACGATGCCGGCATGGCCCTTGACCCATTCCAGTTGGATCAGCAGATCGGTCAGGATGCCGTCAAGCTCCTGCCAGAGGGCGAGGTTCGCGATGGCGGCGTTCTCCGGCTTTGCGTTCGGACCACCACGCTTCCAGCCCTTGGCCTTCCATCCGTGCCGCCAGTCATTGCAGCCGTTGACGACATACATGCTGTCCGAGAACAGCCGGACAGACAGCGGGGTTGCCACTGAAGCGCCCGCGCTGCGGGTGTCGATCCAGCGCAGAGCCATAATCGCCGCGGTGAGTTCCATAGTCTGGTTCGTGGCGATCAGATCGCCGCCGTGCTCGGAATGGATCTCGACACCATCCCGATAGACGACGAAGCCCCACCCGCCGACGCCGGGGTTCGGGTGACAGCAGCCGTCGGCGTAGACGACCAGGCCGGGCGGAACGGCGGTGTCGAAGCCGGCGCGGCGCGATTGTGCCGTCTCCTTGTGCTTGCGGATGATCGAGCGCAGCCGGCGCTCATCAAGCGGGACGGCTATCTGGGGAGCGCCCCCAGATGCGCGGCTTATCTGCGGAGCGTCCGCAGATGCGGTCGAGCGCGCACTTGGAGCAAGTTTCTGGACTGGAATTTTGCTCGCAGCGAGCAGCGCATCGGCCTGCCGGCGCAGTGCGTCCTTGGACAGCGGACCGGACGCCGGTTCGATGCCATGCGCCCGCATGCGGTTCTGCCGGTTGATCTGGTCCCAATTCACAGCAGCCGCTCCTTTGCCTCATCGGCCTCAGCCAGCGCGCCGTAGTCGGCAGCGATGGCGTCCATGATTTGGATTTGGCGATCAGCTGCCGGCTGTTTCATCTTCCCGTCTGCGATCCATCGCGGATAGACGCGCTTTCGCATCGTCACCTCGCGCGCCGCACATTCCGCCTTTTCCCGGTTCGTGATCATGCTTGCCTCCTCTGATCGAGCGCCGACCGGCCAGGCTCCGGATCGCCGAACGCACGGCCGGTCGCGGTCGGATGCGACGATACCGGGCGCACGGGCGGCACGAGGCGCGAGCCGACCGGAGTGACAGCGGCAGGGCGCGAACTTGGTGCTTTGAGCTCCGGACTTGAAGCCGGCGTCGCCGACCGTCGCACCTTTTTCGACTTCTGAAACCACACGTTCGCCAACCCGCGCCACACCGGGACGCGATGCGTGGCCGCGAACCGCTTGGCCTCGACATCGGCAGTGGCGCCGATGGTCTTGATCGCAACGCCCAGGTCCGCCAGTTCGACCTGTCCCCGGAACTCGGGATCGGTCATCACGTATTCGACGGCTTTGATGTGCGCCGCGGTGATCGGCGCGAAACCGCAGTCGACCAGGACGCTGAGATATTCCCGCGCGCGCATCGCGCCGCGCCTGCCAATGAGAGCCTGCATGGCGCCGACCGCGACCGAGTCGTTTACCTTGAACCCGGCGCTGGCGTATTTCGGGACGCGTATCCCGGCCCGCTCGCACACCTGCCGGATCGTGTCCGCGTCCTCGTCGTCAGCAGCGAGGCGGGCGAAGAACAACTCGAGCGACGACACGTTCTTCCGATTGGCGTTGATGTCGACGAAAATCGTCGCTTCGCCGCGCATGTCCTCTGCCTTCACCAGCGCCGCCGGGACATGCGTCACCTTGGGATGGAGTTTCGCTGCCTCGAGCCGGTGCTGGCCATCCGTCGCGTGAAAGCGGCCGGTCGGCTGCGGCACGAGCACCAGCGCGCCAAAGCTGCGCCAGGTGAAGTCCTTCAGGATCGTCTTGACCCGGTTGGCGTCGAGCGGCCGCTGATAGTGCGGATCGGCGTCGATCAGGGTTTTATCGATCCAGTCCAGGACAGGCGGCTCGCCCGGATCGGTGAACTCGGCAATATCGGTCATGCGGGTTGCTCCTCTGAAGCGCGGGCCAGTCGCATGATCAGCGCCATGTATGCGCTGTGCAGATCCGGCATGATGTCCTCGTAATTTCGCTCGCCAGACATGATGGCCGGCGCCAAGTCTGGGCGAAGCAATTCGGTCGCGGAGGCGAATTGCATCAGCTCGGGCGATGTCTTGAATTCAGCGGCGACGCGGCGCAGGCGCTTCAGGCTGCCGTCGCGGTGCGCTCTTACGCGGCAGGCCGGCGAGCAAGTCAGTTGATCGCGGCGCGAAACGTCATGCAGCAAGCCGCATCCGACGCAGACGGTGACGTAACACTTCGATGAAAGCGTTACAGCCGTCATGGCGCGATGCCCCACCGGTAGCCTTTGCCGACCGAGAACAGCACCTCATAGCCGACGATCAGGCCTTTGCTTTGCATACGGGAGAGTGACCGCGACACGCTGGCATAGTTCGCAGGCGTCCTGTCACGGCCGAGCGCGTCGATGACGTCTCCGGTCGAGGGGAGGCCCTTGACGTTCCAAAAACCGTCACCGTTCAGCTTGGCCGGCCCGATCGCTGTCAGGTACGCCAGGATCGCAGCGCGTATATCGCCAGACGGTTTACCGTTCCCAGCCGGAACTTTCGCGGGCCGGTTAACAAAGTTTTGGTCGCGGACTTTGTTAACCGCCCGACGACCTAGGCGCGGCGGAAGGATGTCGCCTTCGAGAACGGTCATGCTGCACCAGCCCTTTGGCGGTTGTCGTTATCGCCAGGGATGAGGAATTCCGGATGGATTTCGAAGCCATCGGCAGACTGACGGAAGTGGATCGAGAGCAAGCCAGATCCGATCAACTCGCGGATCGAATTCCAAAGGGTTCGGTCGTCAAACGGGGCTTCCGGCCCGACCAACTGCCTCAGCAGCGCCATCAAGAGCTTATGGCTGTCTTCGTCCACCGAGGACGCGAAACTGTCGTAGTTGCTCTTTGGGTTGAGCGTCATCCACCGGCCGCGGCGGCGTTCTGCGCGGTTCATGCTGCGTCTCCTCCGATAGGTTGGAGTTCGCTGCGTTCTGATTGGGCAACGAACTCTCTCTGCATTTCATGCTGGACAGCGCGGCCGAACGCTTCGATCTCGCGCCGAATGACATCAGGCTCGCAGCGCTGCACAGTCAGCCTAGCCTCGAGCCGACGGCATTCCAGCTTCCAGAACCGTTCAGCCGACAGGCCTTGCCGGATCAGCAAGATGCGCGCGCACTCGCGGACGTAGCGAACCTGCCGGGCAACCGGGAACGGGACGATCTTGGTCATGCGGCCACCTCGATATGAGTGTCGTAACTCCCATGGGGCTCCGCCCCTTGGAGCCCCGCCGGGGACACGGTCCCCGAACCCCGACGCCCGGCTTCGCCGTGCGCTGCATCGTCAGTTGCAACTTGCTTTGGAACAGTTGGAATTTGGTCGGGAAGACGGGCGTCAAGCTGAGCAGCGTCAGCGCGTGAGACAACTGTGTCGCCATTCCAACAAATATCTACTCGCGACACTTCTGTCTCACGACGGTGGCGATACCAAGTGGCGCGCGAAATGCCGTCGGCCAACCATGGCTTTGATCGCGTAAGAGACTGGCCCTCGAGGGACTTACGATCCTGCCGTCCAGCAGCGCGGCGCTTCAATTCCTGCCGGTCGCGGTCCCGGTTGCGCTTCCTCTGTTTCGCAAGCTTCATGCGCTCGGCTTTCGTGATGTCACACGCCCCGATCGTGTTAAGCCCGATCTTGGTCCGCTCTGCCCATGTCACCATCAGCAGGCCGGCAACACCGTCCGCCTTCATCATCCTCCGACGCTTGGACGCCTGAAGGCTGATCGCGCGGAACTCGATCTCAGCAATCCACGGCGCCCAGCGCGAGCACCACCCTTCCAAATCCCTGCAGCTAGAGAATGCAGCCGCCCTGACATAATCGAGGCAAGTTTCGCGATCGTCGGTGTCCTGCGGGTCAGGGACAAACCGACCGTGCCGAGCGCGGATCACCTTCTCGATTTCCCGCAGCCGCATCAGTTCCGGCGACGGCTTCCAGTCCAACCGGTCACGGCTTTGCCGATCAGCGAGGACGCAGTTCCCGATTTTCAGAGTGGTCCGCGCCATCAGTGAGCCCTCGCGCGAAACTTCGCGGCGTCGCGAATCGCTTGACAGGCCTGCGCCGGCGTAAGAGCGAACTGGCGCTGCAGTTGGGGAACAACGGGCTTGAAGCGATCAGGGCCGCCAGTGGCGAGCCAGGACGCCGCTGCGTCGATCGAATTGGGTTCCGCGGCTACTCGGTTTGTCTGGGCGGCGCTCACGCGGCGGTCTTTCGCTCGTTGTCCCAGCGCACGAGATCGAATGGCTTGTCTGAGCCCTCAGGCCAATTGGCAAAGAGCCAGCCCATCACCTCATCGAAGGTTCGCATAGTGAAAGTCTGCGACGTGTCGTGCAGACGCACGAAAAAGGCGCTGTCGTTCTTACATCGTCGGCCAATCGTTGAGAGGGCGCAGCCCTTGGCTGTCGCGAAAAGGGTTGCGGTGTCGAGAAGGGTTTTGCGAAGGACGTGTTCCATGCCGGTAACCATAATGGATAAATCCCGCATCTGCAACAGTGATGCGTGATATGTCGCGCTCGCAAAGTTTGTCGAGTTGCGGGATATTCCCCCCATGTCAGATCAGAATGAAATCTTGCGCCAAAGGCTGTCTTCTCGGATGGAGGAGCTAGACCTCAACCCCTCGGCTGTCGCCACGGATGCGGGACTCGGGCGCTCGGCAGTCCGCGACATCCTAAGCGGCAAGGCGCGAAACCCAGGCCACCTTACGCTGGTGACGATTGCCGAGGTCCTTCAGTGCTCAGTCGGATATCTCACCGGTGAGATCGACACGCTCTACGCGCCCGATAATCCACGCAGCTGGTTTGCACTCGACCGGCCACGATGGCATGGCCAGGCCTTTCTCGAAGCCGGGGTTTTTCGCAAATCATGGAATGACCTGTCACCTGGCGAGTTAACGCCCGGACCATCGACGTATCGCCCAATTGAGCTTGGTTTCGAGGCAGGTCGGTTTCGAAGTGCGACCGGCAGATTTCCCGGCAAGGATTTGGTTCCCTTTGAAATGGGGGACGCTTCGATGGATGCGCTGAAGATCCTTCGGGGGGACGTATTGATCGCGCCGCTCCCAGGTGACGAGCAGATCGTGCTCGGTCAATCGGAGATCATCGTATCGCTGTTTAGCCCTTCGGATGTCGAAGGCCATGAGCTAAGCGCGCGGATAGTCAGCGAGTCTCAAGGTTCCGTCTCCCTTCACTGCTCGTCGGAGGGTCGGAACTACAGACCAATCAAGCTTCTTTCGACTGGAACTGACACTGGCCGTCCTAACGAATACGATGCCGAGGGCGGCACCGTCCGGATCGTCGGCCGAGTGGTAAATCTCTCACGTGATTACAGATGATGGATTTATCCCGCATTCACGCTTGACGCGGGATTTGTCGCGCAATATGGTTGCCTCCAATCAACGAGGCCCCCATGTCGCCGATCACCTACGCCCCTGCGGCCGCCGACCCAGTCGACTATGCGTTTCACACAGCGGCCGGGATCTTCGATCTGCTCGAGGGCGCTGCGTTTGACGAACTCGCCGCCGATATCAAAGCGCACGGCCTCAAGCTTCCCATCGTTCTGCACGATGGCCTGATCCTTGATGGCCGTAATCGCTACCGGGCCTGCAAAGCCGCTGGCGTCGACCCAATGTTCCGCCAGTGGGACGGCGCTGGCTCGCCGAGCGAGTTCGTCTGGTCGCTGAACAACACCCGCCGGCACCTAGACGGCAACGCGCGAGCGCTTGCAGCGGGTCGCTACCAGGTCCAACTCGAGGCCGAGGGTAAGGCTCGAAGATCGGCCAACCTGAAGCACTCCGCATCGAAGGTGCCAAATGGCACCATCGATAGTGCCGGCCGTTCTCGCGCCCAAGCGGCAGAAAAATTCAACCTCCCCGAACGCACCGTTGATCGTGCCGCGAAGGTGGTGAAGGACGGCACCCCGGAACTGCAGAAGGCCGTGGCTGATGATCGGATATCGATCTCCGCGGCTGCCGCTGTTGCCGACGAAGACCCCGACACACAGCGCGAGATCGCCAGTCACCCGGAGATCAAGAAGGCCGTGAGAGCGCTCAACGCCGCCAAGGCTCTGAAGGCCGAAGCGGACGCGATGCCGCCGCAGCCGGACCGCTCACCGGAAGAAGTTGCAAACATCCAGAGGTCGGTCGGAACGCAGCAGGACAGGGCCCGGCTGATGGACATTCTTGCTGCCGTCAAGACGGTCGAGGGTCTTCCTGATCCCGCAGCAATGGCAGACGCGGTGCCGTCGGGCCTCGCCCATTCAGTCAATCCGGTCGCGCTGCTGAAGGTCGCAGACTGGTTCGAAAAGTTCGCACGAGCCTGGGAGGCAAAACAGCGCTGACCGCCTACTCCAACACCATCAACCAGTTCGCTGCGGATGCCATGTCGGCCGACGGCTTCGACGCTTCGGAACTCGCTCCGAAGGTCTGGGCCAAGATCGGCAAGCAGGACCGCAAGCGGACCAGCATCAAGACGATAGCCCGCGATCTGAAGGACGCGGCCAGCCGGATTGCGAAGCAGGTCATCCGGCAGCAGGAAACGGCACAGATGGCGTTCGCCTTCTTCAAGCTGCCGGGCGCCGTCTCGCTCGATCTCGAAGGCCGCAAGATCAAGTTCACGCGCTCGCTTACGCGGCTCGAGTATCAGCGCGCATCGAAGATCCGGAAGGACCATCACACGGCATCCGGCGATGCGATCAAGGAGTTCGATGCCGCTGAAGCGGCGGTCGCTCCTTATTGGGACCAGAACCCCGAGTGGACGTTTGGACAGTGCCTCGACCAGTTCATGTCGGACAAGCAGGTGGCGGCGTGAAAGCCAGCGCAAAGTCAACGTCAAAAATGCAGTGCGCTTTAGACATGACAGCGATGTCGGCAGTGATGCAGGCTCGGAACATAATTCGGAGATCTCCGACGAAAATTCGGAGAAGTCGGAACCGCTGAAACGTAACACTTCGCGTCATCGGAATAGCCTGACCAAGTAGCAATCGAGTAGCCCGCCGCGGCATCACAGCGGCATTCTGACAAACGGATCAATCAAATGACGTCCGAACCCATTTCGGCGACCGCCGAAGGCATGCCCAAAATCAACCGCCGAAGCTTTCTCGGCTCATCCGCAGCCGTGGCGCTGCCGACTGGCGCGCTGGCAATCGTAACGCACACCGAAGCGGTTTCGGCCGCCGAAACTCCGAGGGATCGCGTCCATCGTCTCGCAGAGGAACTTTCGGTGGCGATGAAAGATTGCCAGCGCGAGGTCGCCAATACGGGCGATCTGGATGCGATCGAGTGCGTGGTGCATGCCGAACGCTCTGACGGCATCCGCCCGATTATTTTTCGACCTATCCGCCACTTCACGCCCGACGAGCGGATGGACAATGCCCGGCACGAACTCGTCGCGGCCACCAAGGCGCGCTATCCGGATGTGACCGACTGGCGCGTGCTCCATGATGGAACCGACCCGGTATTCGCGGACAATTCCAAGTCGGTCGGCATGTGCATGATCCTTGGCCATCTTCCGGGGAGGACATGGGCATGAGCGCTCTCGCCCTCTCCGTTGCGCAGGAAACCCCCGCGCGGAAGCTCACCACCACCCTACACCCTGACGAGTTCCCGCCCGAATACGCGATGATCTGCGACGGCAAATGCTTGGAGCCGGTTTACATGGACGGGGCGAAGCTCTTGTTTTCCCGCGATGAACGCTACCGGACTGGCGACTTCGTCATGCTCCACAAGCGACCGGAGTTCGTCGTTCCCGGTGATCATCAGATGATCGTAAAGCGTCTCGTAGTCGCGCCGACGCGGGAATACTGGCAGCCGGGCTGGATCAATAGGAGCGGGCTGGCGCCGACCATAATCGTCGAGACGCTCAACCCGCGCCGGATACTCTACATCGATCCGGCGAAGCTGCTCGGCATCCACAAGTGCGTCGGGCTGGTGCCAGAAGATCGGCTCTCGACCCGCATCCTTTCCGACGATGATGTGCGCCGGGAATACGCGGGAAGGGGGGCACGGTCATGAGCCGGGTCGTCGACCTGATCGCCGCCTACGTGACCGCGCGTGCCGCATGGGACATCGCTGATCCTGATGGCGACTGCACCTGTCCGGAGTGGGAGGCTGTCGAGGCAGCGGAGGACGTCATCCTCAGGTTTTCGTGCCAGACGATCGAGGATGTTCAGGCAAAGGCTCGGTTTTTCATCGAGCACGAACCTGCCTACGACACGATCAAGAACTGTTACACCGAGGCGGAAGAGTGTCTGATGACGTTCCTGCGCTCGCTGGCCGGTGAGGTGCGGTCATGAGCGCCGCCGGAGCCCTGCCGTCCTCAATCAGCCAGTATGTCGCTCCGGACGCACCGGCTGACCCGGTGGCCCGCCTCGCCCAGGTCATCGCTATGGAAATGGAAGCGATCCACGGCGGCGATTGGGTGGTGCGGGTGGACCATCAGACGGGCTATGTGACCATTCGCCAGCAGTGCGGCGAAACCGAGAGGTCGCGCCCATGACCCGCCTCGCAACCGGCCTGCTGGCCCTCCTGCACTTCAAGGCTTCTGTCTGGCACGAACGTCAGGCGCGGCGGTGGGCGATGCGCAACTTGGTCTCGCGCGGGGTGTTCGTGTCGCCATGGCCGAAGCCGAAGGCCGACGGCTCGGCAACGATGATCGCAGGCGTGCTGGCCGTGTCGATCGCCATCATGGGGATCTACATCGCCATGGTGCTGAGGGCTGCGCCATGAAGCATTTCCGGCCGCCTGTCACACTGGCCGATCTGCCGATGTTCGCCACCGACCGGCAGCTTGCCGAAGCCATTGTCGGACAAGGGGCCGCCGACCAGTGGATGCGCGAACGACTGCCGACACTTGCCAAGATGCCGGGTTTCCCGCCTATTGATGCTTTCCACGGCGGGCGCCCGGTGAAGTTGGTCGACCGGTTCTACGAAGAGTATCTTGGTGTCGGCAAGGGAACGCCTGTCGCGCCGCGTGGTGTAGAGGATCCGAGTGCATGGAAAAAATCAAAGCCCCGGGCCTGAAATGGCGCAAGCTCGCATCGGGACTTTCGCCCGTGTGGGTCGCCGATGAGGCTGACGTCGCGAAGGGCTACGCGCCGAAGACGCTTAATCTGAAGCACCTGGCCGACCAGCCCGACGTGCTGATTGCGAAATGCAATGCGCTGCAGGCCGACATGCTGCTCTGGCGGACCGGCTATCGTGCCGACCCGATGAAGTTCGACGGCACTATCCGGTCGCTGCTGGACATCTACCAGCGCCACGAATACAGCCCCTACCGCTCCTTGAAGCCGGGCACGCTCGTTCCATACAACCACTATCTCGGCAAGCTCCAAGGCCACATCGGCACGATCCGGCTGAACGACATCAGCGGCGTCGACATCTTGAAATGGCACGCAGTCTGGTCGGAGAATGGCCGCTACCTCGCCGCCGCGGCAATGGCACGCGCCGTGCTCGAGGCTGCGCTATCGTTCGGCGCCATGCTGCGGTTCGACGGTGCCGCAGAACTGACTGTCGTAATCCGAGAGGCCCGAAAGAAGCTGCCGAACTCCCGGCCGCGCACGTCTACCGCAACGGCCGATCAGGTGGTGGCGGCCAGGCGCGCTGCTCACCAGAATGGCCGGCCGTCGTCGGCACTCGCCTATGCACTGGCCTTCGAAACCACGCTGCGCCTTTGGGATGCCATCGGCCAGTGGTTCCCGCTCGACTGGCGCGAAATGTCGGACGTGATTGATGCCGAACGCAAGATGAAATGGTTCGGCGTGAAGTGGGAGGATGTCGGACCCGACATGGTGCTGCGCTACCAGCCGACCAAGACAGAGGATTCCACGGGACTGACCATCACCTATCCGCTTGCGAAAGCCCCGATGGTGATCGAGGAGCTCGCGTATTGCCCGCAGGAAGTCAGGATAGGGCCGATGGTTAAAAACGAGGAAACCGGGCTTCCATTTCGGGCGCAAATCTTCCGGCAGCGATGGAGCGTCGATCGGAAGACGGCGAAGCTACCTTCGACGCTGTGGGCGAGAGACTTGCGGGCCTCCGGAATCACGGAAGGGCGCGCGTCGGACGTTTCGACCGACGATGCCGCCAAGGTCGCAGGTCATGCCGATAAGGCGACCACGTCGCGGGTCTATGACAGGGCAGTGTTGGAGGCGGCAGATCGGTTTGCGGACGCTCGAATTCGGGGGCGGGAACGGACCGGTAACGGGAGCGGTAACGTGCGGTAA